AGGAAATACAGAACACAGGGAAGTTAGTGAATGACGGAGGGGTTGTGGGATCTGTGGGATTGGAACGCTTTAAGGAGAAACTTAACCCGTACAGTAAAAGAAATGTTTATTCTTGGATCAAATGATAAATACGTATAACATAGACAATATGGAACTTATGGCTGATAAACCAGATAAATTTTGGGATTTGGCTATTGTAGACCCACCGTACGGTTTAGATATAGCTAAATCAGGTAGTATCGGGCAAGATACATTTAAACCTAAAAAGTGGGATTCAGAAATTCCAAAGCCTGAATATTTTAAGGAACTTAAACGAGTTTCTAAAAACCAAATTATTTGGGGGGGTAATTATTTTCCTACTCTATGGGTAAAAGGCTGTAAAGAATATATATTTTGGAATAAATTAAACCATCACGAGAATAGATCAGATGGGGAATTAGCTTGGACTTCGTTTACTGGTCTATGTAAATACTTTGAATATATGTGGGATGGAAATAGGTACGGTATTCCGGGAAATATTAAAGGGGTGGGCAGGAAAACTATAAGAATACATCCTACTGAAAAACCAGTAGCACTATACGAGTGGTTGCTTACCAAATACGCTAAACCTGGTGACAAAATACTTGATACACATGGTGGTTCCGGTTCTTCAGCTATTGCTTGTTACAACATGGATTTTGACTTAGATTGGTGTGAGTTGGATAGAGAATATTATGACGCTGCTATAAAACGTATGAAAATACACTTTGCTAAACCTAAACCATTATTCAGTTACAAAGAAATACACAAAACAATTAACCAACCTTTATTTTAATCATGAGAACACTAAGACTTACGCACGAAGAAATTACAATTATACTAAGGGCTTTGGGTATTACAGAAATGAAATTCAATGAATTAAGAAAGCACTATATTGAACAAGTGGTAAATGTTAGAGGAGTAGACAATTTAACTGAAATTAGAAAAGAAGCGGATATGATGGTGGCAAAAGAAAATGAATATTGTGATTTGCTATTATCCATAAAAAATGGAGAGCGTGATGTATAAAATTATTCGTATCTTTACAGTGTCTATTAACAACATCATGATTCAGCAAAGAATTTATACTGCCCCGAAAACAGATGCAATTTCACCCCTTGGTGTTGTTGATAGACCTTCTGTTGTAGGGGCTTTATACTTTAAAGCATGAAACGGACCACAGTACCAGGAAAGGTAAAATTAAAAAGAACCACTAAACCTAAAAGGCCAAAATTAGTAAGAACCACAAAACCTAAAAGACGATTACTACGAACTACTTTTTCAAAAAATGCTTCTGGGATTTATCAGATACGATCTAAAATAAATGGTAAAATTTATGTAGGAAGTTCTAAACATTTGCATATAAGAATAGAACGAGAACACAAAGGTGAATTAAAAAGAAATGCACATGGTAATAAACATTTACAAAGGCACTGTAATAAATACGGTATAGATGATTTGGTATTTGAAATATTAGAATTCTGTCCTGAAGAGCATTTAACAAATGGTGATAAACGTGAGCAATATTGGATGGATCTTTTGCAACCTAAATTTAATAATAGACCTTCAGCAGAATCCAATAGAGGTTATAAACATACAGCAGCAGCAAAAGAAAAATGCAAAACTATGTTGGGTAAAAAACACACAGAGGCTGCAAAAGAAAAAATGAGGCAAGCAGCTTTAGGACGTGTGTTTACAAAAGAACATTTAGCAAATATGGCTATAGCACGAGAACACAGATACACCTCACCAGAAGCAAAAGAAAGAATGAGACAGGCTTCTTTAGGACGTATTCCGTGGAATAAAGGTAAAAAAGGAGTGCAAATACCTTGGAATAAAGGCATAAAAGGGTATCATCTTCCTGAGGAAACTGGACTAAAAATGAGCATAGCTCGTATGGGGCACCCTGTATCGGAAGAAACCAAAAGAAAAATTAGCTTAGGGCGTAAAGGAAAACTACACACAGATGAATATAAACGTAGAATGAAGGAAGTGCATAAGAATATTACAGAAGAAACTAGACAAAAAATGAGGGATTCCCATTTAGGACAAACCGCTTGGAATAAAGGGAAGACTTATAAACAAAAGAAAAATATTAGTTAAAATTAAATTTAAATTAAAATGAAACGAAGTGAAATTATTGCAGCATTAGAAATTGTTCGTCCTGGATTGTCCTCGAAAGAAATTATAGACGGTTCAACTTCTTTTGCGTTCGTCAACGGGTGTGTTGTGACTTATAACGATGAAGTGAGCGTGTCCCATCCCATAGACGGGCTGGACATAACTGGGTCTATTCAAGCTGAGGAATTTTATTCTCTTTTGAAGAAATTAAAAAATGAAGAAATTACCATAGAGGTAACAGAAACAGAGGTCTTGCTTAAATCGGGTCGGGTGCGTGCCGGGATGGCTTTGCATCAGGAAATCAAACTTCCATTAGAGGAATTGGGCCGTCCAGAAAAGTACAAGAAACTGCCTGAAGGATTCTACAAGGCGATGAAGTTTGCTATGTCAGCCTGCAGTACCAATTCAAGTGACGGCAAGATGGTATGTGTTCATGTGAACCGTGAGGGGTTTGTGGAAGGGAGTGACAATTTTAGGGTAGCCAACTTTACTTTGCCCACCAAGATGCCTGTAGATACTTTCCTGATACCTGCTACCAGTGTAAGGGAATTGCTGAAGTTGGAACCCGAAAGGATTGCTTTAGGAAATGGGTGGGTTCACTTCAAGACTAATGGGGGTACAGAAATCAGTTGTAGGGTGTTTGAAGATACTTACCCTGACACCAAACCTTTCTTGAAAGTAGAGGGAACCAAGATCACTTTACCAAAGACTATCATTCAGGTATTAGACCGTGCTTCGGTGTTTGCTAAGAGGGACAATAGTACTGAAGAGTTTGTTACAATTACTTTAGATCCTAAGCGGTCAGAGATCAAAAGTCAAAGTGAGGCAGGTTGGTCTAAAGAACGGATTGACGTGGTGTTTGAAGGTGATCCTATTGCTATTTTCATTACACCTTCTTTGCTGAAAGACATTTTGGGGGAAACTCAGGAATGTGTGTACAATGAAAGGGTGTTGAAGTTTGAAGGTGAAGGGTGGGTTTATATTGTAGCTTTGAGGAAACAGTAAAAATTATAAAATGGACACGACAGAAGTATTAAAATCAATAGAAAAACTGGCTGAAAAGTTAGGGGTGACTGCTGAAAAGTTATTTTCCTATTATGTTAAGGAAGTTAAACTTTATAGAATATACTATGGGATTCAAGCAGTAGTATTTCTCATCCTTCTTCCAATCGGGATAGTTCTAGCCTCTAATAATTACAGCATAGTATTTCGTGGTGGGTATTCTTTTATCCAACTATTTGCTTTCGTAGTGGGGTGTATTTTGGCTACGATAGGAAGCATAGGTATTATTGTGTGTTTATTTAGTATTCCTAATTTGATAAATGCCTATAAGAATCCAGAATACACAGCAATAGAAGATTTGTTTGCCAGTATAATACCTAAAGAATGAAATGGATGTTGCTTTCTTCTGATCCTAAAATACAGGCTTTTGAGGTAGACTGTATGAAGTTTATGCAGAACAAACCTGATAAGACTTATGATTTGGCTATTGTAGATCCACCGTATGGAATAGACGTGATTGATAAAACATATCAAAATAAAAAGACAAGACCGGGAAAGGCTAAAGCACACAAAACCAACTACACACCTAAAGATTGGGATAAGAAATCCCCTGATAAACCATACTTTGACGAATTGATTAGAGTAAGTAAAAATCAAATAGTGTGGGGGGCTAACCATTTTATCAGCAAAATACCATACGATAGTTCTTGTTGGATAGTGTGGGATAAATGTAACGGGAATAATGATTTTGCTGATTGTGAATTAGCATGGACCAGTTTTAGTACAGCAGTAAGAAAGTTTAAATATGTATGGAATGGTATGCTACAAGAGAATATGAAGTTTAAACAAAACACTATACACCCAAATGAAAAGCCTGTCAAGCTCTATGAGTGGTTACTTACCAAATACGCTAAACCAGGATTCAAAATTCTTGATACACACGGAGGCTCTATGTCTTTGGCGATAGCTTGTTATAACTTAGGATTTGACTTAGACATTTGTGAAATGGACGCTGACTATTTTCAAGACGCTACAGACAGGGTAAAAGCACATATTGCTAAACCTAAAGGGTTATTTACTTATCGG